GTCATACACGCCGCAAACGAGCCGCCCTGGACCACCGCCTGGGCAAATTCCTCGTCCTGGCGGCAAAACTCCAGCAGGACGTCCCGGACGGCGGAGCGCATGGCCTGCTCCTTTTGTCCCTTGACCTGGCTGTACTCAGCCTTAAGCTTGGCCGCCGCCTGCTCATACCAGCTGCTCATTCCGCGCACCTCCTCACCGCCTCGGCCAGGGCCGCCAGGGCCTTGCTCAGCCGGCCGGCGGCGTCCTCATCCCGGCTCCGCACCTTGAGGAGGATCCCGTGCATCCGGTTGACTGTGTCCTTGGTCTGGTCAAACAGCAGCTCGAACTGAGCCAGATCCTTGTCCGCCCCCAGGGCGGCCTTTTTCTCCTCCCGGGCCTGCTCCTCCAGCTGGAGCCGGGCCTGTTCCAGGGCCTCCTCGGCGATCTTCTGTTTGTCCTCGGCCCGCTTTTTGGCCTCCCGGGCCTTGTCCAGCTTGTCCTGCATCTCGGCCACGGCCTCCGCCCGGGCCTTCTCCAGAGCCTCCGGGTCCACCACGGTCTCCACGGCCACCTCCACCGGCTTCTCCTTCAGCTCTGCCAGCTGGGCCTCCAGCCGGGCCACGGCCTGCGCGGCCTGCTCCCGGTCCTCCTGGGCCCCGGACAGGCGGGCATTGAGCAGGGCCATATCCTCGGCCATCTTGGCCCGAGCCTGCTCCGCCGCTGACGCTTCGGCCTGGGCGTTCTCGGCGGCCTTCCGGGCCTCGTCCCGGTCCTTGATGGCCTGCTCCAGCTGGCGGGCAGACATATCCACCACGTTGTGAGTCTCAATAAACTGGTCGCGCTCATCTGCCGGCAGCGCCAGCAGAGCCAGCGCCTTAGTCGCCCCCAAATCCGACAGCGCTGTCGGATTTGACCACTCACGGGAGAGGCGCATAAATCTCTGGGCCGCACGCTCGGAGAGCTCCACCCGCTCATTGAGCCAGGGCAGCCATTCCCCGTGGGGGAGGGCCTGCTTGGCCTCGGTCAGGCACCGCCCGATGGTGAGGATGGCCTCTCCGCCCCGGCGCTTGGCGTCCAAGATCTCCCGGGTGATGACCTCGATGTCGCGCCCCTCCTTGGGGGCCAGCACTCCAGACAGATCAAGCATGGCTGGCCACCTCCTCGCGCCCCAGCAGCTCTGCCACCCAAGTCCGGTAATCCCGGCTGGCCGCGCTGAAGGGGGACAGCACCCCCACCGGCTCACGGGACCAGCTGGACTCCACCACCTTGTCCGTCCGGCGGATCACCGTGCGGAAGATGGGGACCGGACTCTCCTCCCGGAGGGTATGGACCGCGTCCTCGCCGATGCTGGACCGCCGCCACTGGGTCACCAGAACCCCGGCCACCCGGATCTTGGGGCAGGCCTGGCGGATGTTGTCGATCTGCCGGACCAGCCCGGCCATCCCCGTGGTGGAGTAGGCGTCGATCCCGGCGGGGATGATGATGCTGTCACAGGCGGCAATGGCGGACAGACAGCTCACCGAGTAGTAGGGCGGGCAGTCGATCACCACCGTGTCGTAATACGCATCCTCCGCGACCACGGCCAGCAGATCCCGCAGACGGTCAAAGTCCGGGGTCTGCCGCCCCAGCAGGCAGGACAGCTCATAGTCCGCCAGATCCTCTCCGGCGGGGATGATGTCCAGCCCCTCATAGTCCGTGCGCCAAATGATGTCTGGATAGTGCTCGAGGTGGTACTCCAGCGCTGCGGCCAGTCCGGCCCCGTGGGGATACTGGCCGGAGGCCAGCATCATGCTGGTGGCGTTGCCCTGGCTGTCGGCGTCAATAAACAGGACGCGCTGCTTGCAGCTGGTCGCCAGGATGAAGGCCAGCTCCACGGCGGTGGTGGTCTTGCCCACCCCGCCCTTGCGGTTGACGATTGCAAATGTTCTCATGGTAATTCCTCCGTTTTTTCTTCAAATGGGACCGGCTCGTCCGGCAGGTCAAAAAAGTCAATCTGAGTCTTGGGCGGCCGCTTGTAGGTCTGCCGCTTCGCCGCCGGGGCGGGCTCCTCCAGCGCGCTCTCCCGGAAGCGCTGGTACTGTCCGTCAAAGACCAGATAGATCCTCCCCCGGGTGCCCTCCTTGTTTTTGGCCACCTTCAGCACCCGGCGGCTCTTGTCCGGCCTGCCGGGCTCCTCCAGATAGAGCAGCAGGATGGCGTCCGCGTCCTGCTCGATCTGCCCGGACTCTCTCAGGTCGGACATGGTGGGCTCCACCAGCTTGTCCTCCCCGGCCTTGTCCGCCCGGGAGAGCTGGGACAGGGCCACCACCAGCATCCCGTGTCCGTGGGCCAGCTGCTGAAGGCCCCGGCTGATGCCGGACACCTGCTCCGTGCGGTTGGTTTTCCGGGTCTCCGGCTCCACCAGTTGGAGATAGTCGATGTACACGATCTCGTACCGCCGGGCCAGGGCGTCTGCCTGGATGTCCTGGACGCTCATGCCGCTGGCCTCGATCAGCTCCAGCGAGTGGGCCCGGATTCGGTCGGAGCAGGCGGTAAAGCGGCCCCACTCCTCCTCCGAGATCTCGTTGCGCTTGATGGTGGGCATCTCGATCCCCGCCAGGTTGGCGACCAGGCGGTCGGCCAGCTTGTACTGGTTGGTCTCCAGGCTGTAAAACCCCACCCGGTGCGTCCTGGCCTGGTGGTAGGCCATGGACACCGCCAGGGCGGTCTTGCCTGCGGAGGGGTAGCCCCCCAGCACCACCATGTCCCCCATCTCGGTGTATGTACCCGCGTCCAGCTTGGGCAGGCCCCAGGTCATGTAAGCCACCGGCTCGCCGCTGTGCCGCTCGGCAAAGGCCAGGAGCATCTCGGACATATCCATCCGCCGGATACCCCGGCGGTCCACCCTCAGCGCGTTGAGCTGGTTCATGTACTTCTGTTCCTGCTCGTCGTCCTCGGCCTCCATGAGCATCCTGGCCAGTTCATTCCGCCTGGCTTTCCGGGCCTGCGCCCGCATGATGGAGGCGTACTCCCAGATGTTGGACGCCGTGGGGGTGAGTTCCATGAGCTCCATCAGGTACTGGGTCCAACCGTCGCCCTCCCGGCCCCCCAGCCTGCTCCGGACGGTCACCGCATCGGTGGGCTTGCCCTCGGCAAACAGCGCCTGAATGGCCTGGAACACCATGCGGCACTTGGGGGTGAGAAAATCCTCGGGGCGGATCCGTTCCAGGGCCTGCCCCACCAGCCTGGGCTCAATGAGCAGGGAGCCCAGCACCGCCACCTGGGCGGAGAGCTTGTCCGCCTCCCGCGCTACCATGTGGCCACCTCCTCCCGGGCCACAATGGTGGGCTGGGAGGGCTCCGCTCTCTGGGCACCGCCCTGCCGCAGGGGGAAGACAGACTTCCAGCTGTTGGTCACCGACTGGCGGATCAGCAGCAGCTTGTCCTCCCGGCGGCCCTCGCTGAGCCGGTCCAGCTCCCGCAGCAGGGACACGATCGCCCGCTTGGAGTTGATGGCCCTCTTGGCCACCCGGATCTCAATGAGGTCAGCCAGCGCCCGGTGCAGCTCCCCGTCCTCCCCGACGTAGGCCTGGAGGACCGGCTTGGCGTCCTCCGCCAAATCGTATTTGCTCGGCCGCTTGCCCCCTTGGGGGGCTTTAGGGGGTTCTTTCTTATCTTCTACTGTTACTATATTCTTCTTTTGTGTCGGGAAACCCGGTGACGGTGTTTCCCGTTGACGGGTTTGACCGTTGTCGGGTTTCCCGGACAACGGTGGTGCGTCGTCCTGTATAATGTAGATATTCCCGCCAAATTTTCCGTTGCTTCCGTGGCTCTGCTCCCGGGCCAGATAGCCTACTTTCTCCAGCTCCCCCAGGATCCGGCGCAGCTTGTCCTTCCCACAGCCCGCCTTTTTGGCCAGGCCGGAGACACTGTACTCCCAGTCCTCCGGCAGGGAGGCCATGAGGACCAGCAGGCCCCGGCTCTCCAGGCTCAGGCGCTCGTCCTGGGCCACCTCCCGATACAGGGTGGCAAAGGCTTTTTTCCGGCGGAACTGTACCGTTCCCTCACCCATACAGCTTCCCCCTTCCCGCCCGGGAGACAAATCCGTGGTTCAGGCTCACGCCCACCCCGCTGGTCAGCCGGATCCAGGGCTCCAGGTTGTCCGGAGCCTCCGGCCGGGTCAGGTCAATGGGCATCTGGTAAAACTCCTGGACCCGGAACCCCAGGCTGCGCAGGGTGCGCGCCTGCTCCTCTGGAGACAGCCCGGCCAGACAGTCCGGATAGCCCC